GCGAAAGAAGCAAGTCCTTTCTGCTCTACTAATGCAGCACCGAGGTATCTCCATCCACCAGCATCTGAAGCATCAGTATGGGTTGGAGCACCACCACCTGCAGCAATTCCTGTAATTGCTTGATATACTCTACTACTATCTTCAATAATATCATATCTAACATATGTTGTACCTGCTGCATATGCCGCATACTTACTACCCTCGGTAGCAGTAGCAATAGGTACGTTTGTTGCACTTGTTAGTCTACCATATCCATCTACTGTAAATTTCGTTGCGTTTACAGTTTCTGTGCCAAATGGTTCGTCGTTAGATCCAAGAGCATCAACTGATGTGAGAGATTCTGTATTGTAATCACCATCAACTACAGCAGTGACAATCATATCAATGATAGGATTACCATTAATACCACCGCCATCAGCAATAGCAATTCTAGTTGCTGTACCTGTAATAGTTCTGGTTTGTATATTACCAGGAGAAGACCTAGTAGTAAAACCAGTTGAGTTTAGATCAGCAAAAGACTTAAGGTCATTATCGTATGGTTGAGCACCAGTCCCTTCTATACTTGTATCTAAACCATATGCAGCAAGAGTAGTTGGGTTTGAGGCATTAATAACTCTACCTTTAGAATCAACTAAAACCTTAGTATATTCCGCTGATGCAGTGCTGGTGCCATCATAATGAGGAAGATTGCTTAATAACTGTAAGGTTGCATTAATCGCCAGGTTTTGAGATCCATCAAAAACTCCACTACCAGTTAAGTCTTCTGAGAGTGAAATCTGTCTAACTGAAGCAAGTCTAGACGCTGTTGAAGCATTACCAATTAATGTAGAAGTTACTGTGCCTGCAGAGAAGTTACCATCTGCATCTCTTTGCACAAGAGTATTTGCAGTGTTTGAAGTGGATTCGATAGGTCTTTCATACCTAAGAGAGTTCCACGCGGTAACACCATCACCGATCTTGATACGACCTGTATCGAGCTCAATGCCCAATTCCCCTTGAGCAAGAGTCGGGTTTGAGTTTGCCCATTCTTGAGCCCCACCTCTCCTTAATTGAATTCTATTTGCCATTTTTTACGACAACCCGTACAGTTAATGCTTCTGAGTTATTTATGCCATTAAAAAGGGGGGACACAAGTCCCCCCTCATCATTCTGCTTCTACTTCGTCAACTGTTTCTTCATCAGAAGTTTCAGATACAGTTTCTTTATTAAAATATTCTAGAGTTTCGATAGCACCTTGAAGTTTAAGTGCAGTGGTTTCATTCTCTTTAATCTTTGTTGCTAACTGCTTATTCTCTTCAACTAGCTTAGCAAAACGCTCTTTGAATTGACCAAGCATTTCTTCTTGAGAAACTTTTTCAATTGTCATAATGTTTATCTTGATTTTGGACTAACGTTAGTAAAAGTGATTTGATATCACCCATTTCAGATTTTAAGTCAGAAACTTCTTTTTGTAAAGACTCTTCCTGAATCTTTTTGATCTGGCGAGCATTGAAGGTCGCCATATATTTATCATACTCAGAGGCGTTGCCATTTATAATAGCATTAGAAGAGGGATCTCTATACCATCCCTCTTTACCATCTACAGGAATTAATTCATCCATAATTATGTTGCAAGTGCAATAGCTCGAAGGTCAGCAAGTAGTGGGACTCTTGCCTGATTTGAAGATCTCATAACAATCTTAAGTTGGAATGCATTAAAATTCAAACCACTTACTTCATAGTAATAATCTTTCCAAAGAATTTCTTCTGAGGGAGAAGAGTCATATTGTAGTGGTGCGGGCATTAAAGTCCAACCAACAGAATTTAGATCATCATTAGTGCCAGAGTTAAATACTCTGTAGTAGATTCTGATTTCTGCTTCAGGAGGACGAGACATTTGGAAATCGACTCTAATAGATCTCGATTCTCTAATCAGTCTAGCAAGACGAGTGATGTATACCGCATCGTTTTGATCACCGAAAGGTAGTGTGGAAACATCTTGCGATGTGTCAATCTGTGATTGCTGACCATATGCATCAGGACCACCAGGCCACTGATTGATTCTATTTGATGTCGTAATCAAAGAGCACCTGTCCAAATCAACCAGAGGAGAAAGATTGGATTTTTCTGTAGAAAGATCAATCTTCATAGTTAGTGATTTAGCACCACTTAGTCTTGCATCTTCATTAATTTGAGAGCAAACCATTCTAGGATTGCTGAAGAAATTAAGATTATTAATGGTAATATCAGCATAAGACCCATCATTAACAAATGAGGGTTGATCCTGAATTGTAGATCCGTTACCAATAGAAGTTGCACTGGTAGTATTAATTCTAGTAGTAATCTCAGTCTCAGGAAAGTCTAGTGTAGATATTGTTGGGGTTAGTGTTTCAAACTGCACGTTTTGAGTAGCAAAAACAAAATCACCACCACTACGGATACCACCACTAGCAATACTAGTAGTATGTAACATGTAAGTATCCAACCAAGGACATGAAATTGATGTATGAGTCTTATTCAACTCTATCAATGGTATGCCATCTAAATTATAACATTCAACTACGGAGTTAACCGTATGTGCTACTTCTGCAGTATCATTAAGTCCTCTACCAGAAGTAGCAACAGTAATAGTCTTACCATCAGCAGAAATTTCTCTATATGAGATAATCTCATCATTGACCTTCAAGTAACCAGGATTAGAATCGCTGATTACAGCACCATTAATAGTTTTATGGAATGCAGTAGCATCATCAACAGTAATTGAAGATGCACCTACAATCAACGCACTATTAAGAATAGTTGATGAAACTTCAGAAACTATTCCTTCAACTTTAACATTATTAGACCTGCTATGCATACCATGATTTCTATGGTAAACCAAGACTTCTCTTTCATCACCTCCAAAGGTGGGTGCAGATGTCAAATAATTACCGATGCTATCTCCAGTATATACAATTGATGCTGCAGTACCTGTGCCTCCTCCAGCTTCTGAGACTGTTTCTGTTGCTGTGAATTGAGCAGAAACATAGTTGAGTACCAAAACGCCAGTGCCGCTATCGAAAGAAACAACTTCACCTGTTGCTGCAGAAGTACCACCAGTTACAACATCACCTACTTCAAAAGTGTCAGTGACGCCAGTAAGTGTAAGAGTTGCTATCGCTTGCGAAGATAGAATATTAAATGTACTTGAGCTTCCTGCTAACCAGTTACCATCAACTTCATTGACAATTAGAGTATCTGGATCTGTGTCAGGATCAAATGATAATACAGTTGCTTCTGCATTTGTCGTAATCTGTTTTAATCTAGCTCCGACAGAATATGCATAAGTTGTGCCTGCTGGTAATACTAAAGTAGTTTTTGGTTTAATAGTCTGAATGGGATTGGAAATAAGTCTGTGGACTCCTCCATTTCCTCTACCCTGAGGGGTATTATTTAAAGTTACTGTGCCCTGAGTTTCTGTAAAGTCAGCACGGAATACTGTAAACTTCAGATCTTCATACTGATCAGCAGTCCAGGTAGATGCGTTTTGAGATTTAAAGAGCACACCAGCATAGGGTTGCTCAGAAATTGTCCTAGTGCCAGTAACATCAACATCACCCATTCTAGAGATCCAAACTTTATATTCGTTGGAGTCAGACAGAAGCACGAAGCAATATTCAATTGAAGACTTAATATAAACAGGTGCTCTAAATGTAAATCTAGTTGGGATCGCAGCACTTTCAGAAATCTCTACCTGATCGGGATTGATCGTAACATCAGAGAAAGGAAGAATAGTTTTTGTAGGATAACCATTTGTCATGGTCCTAATCTGCATTGAGATTGGGATATTAGTATCTTTAGTCTGGAAGTAAATATCAACTCCAGTCAAGAACATCCCGCCGTCTTCTTCAACAATAAAGGATTGTGCAAGAGGGTCATACCAACCAATCTGCCTATCTTCAGTTCTGGTGCTTTCAACAACTCTTTCTTCAGAAACAGTATCTTGGACAACCTCAGCATTTCTAACAGCAAGAATATTTTCTTGGACTGTCTGTAAAGTGCCTTGAGCAGAATAAGTTGCCTGTGCAGAAGAATCTACAGTGCCAGGAGTAGAGTTGTTAGTCTCACTTGTAGTAAATCTAACATTTCTAGTACCTGTTGCCCAACGGGGGTTTGCATCATTCTTAGGAGAAGGCACAAAGAATGTGCCTTGAATATTACCTACGTTATCGGTCAATAAACGACGATCTTGGACAACTGCTCTAGCACCAGATGTTAGTCCAAGTAAAACTTCACCAACTTGCATGTTACCGAAATAATCGGGAGACACACTTTCAGCAATTGCAGTAATGTTATGATTTAAATATTGAGTTTGTGAAGCATAAGTTTCTGGAAGTGTTTCAGTGCCCTTTCCATATGGATTTGTAGTATATCCATCATTAGGAGCAACAACTTGCAATTGACAACCAGAAGTCTCTCCACGTACAGTTTCACCAACAACAAAAGGTGTTTCATTTGTCCTAGAATCTGTAGAAGAATTTTTGATTATTTCAATAACCTTAGGTGTCATATAGTTTGTAACTACCACACCATCAAAGAATGCATAGAATCTAGTACGGGGTTTCAGTCGGAATACATTAAATCCAATATTACGAGATCTAATCCAAGGAATTGCAGAAGTAGATAGAATAGTGTCACCTAAAGACTTACGATCAATCTTAGGCACAATTTTTGTGCGAATACCCTGTCTTGCTTGGTTGTTAACAACACGGAAGGTTGTGCGATCATGTAGATAGAAAAGTCCCTGTCTACGCTGACCGTGACCAGCACGACCTAACTGACGACCAACACCATATGTACCAGATGTTGATGTTGTTTGAGTTGTTGACAATACAGTTTCACCAGTCCAGTTTGTCTGCCAAGATCCCCACTGAATAGGAGCAAAACCATCTTGATCAAGCTGCATATCTTCAGATACTGCAGAGAAATCACCTTCAATATTCTCAACACGAGCAGGCATACGATCAATATCAATCCAATCATCAGATGCAGGTTGTAGATCTACACGACCGATGAAAGTAAAGACGTTAAATGGGTTAACATTTTCAGTCCTAGATGCATATGGTTGTGTAATTACTGCTAGATCATTATAGGGAAGGGTTAAAACATTCCCTGGTGCTTTGACAATATTAGTTGATTCGGATTCATTATATTGAAGTGCAACATTGGTTGTAAAGTGCTGAGGTCTCAGTTGTCCTTCTCTAAAGTCTAAAGAGCACTTATAGTCAGGACTAAAGACAGCACCAACTGTATGATCAGTAAAGTCATCTACAACATATCCATTCTTCAAACGATCAAAACCATTTTCATCATAGGTTTTAGTATTGTCTGCTTGAGACTCAAGCAAAGACAACGAAGTATAGTATTCGACGTGAGTCAGTCTCTGCTCCAGGTCGCCAATATCCTTCATCGTATAACGACGAATCAATTCCTGTTTGATGATAACATCTCTTTCAGGATCAAATACATATGGTTTATATTCTAACGTTGCTACAAGCATTGCGTTAGGGAAATCTTCAGGAGGAATTAGATATTTTCCAGATACTCCTTTAGAAATTTTAATGTCTCCAGAATGAGAGACATACAATTTATCGATTCTAGCTAGATACCAAGAATAATCAGATCTAAAGGAAGAATTGACCTGCATGATATCGAAGATTGTGGAAGCACCACTACCACCACTAGTATTGAATACTCTTGAGTTGAAATCAAATGTTGTGCAATTTACAAAGTATGGTGCGCTAATAGTGCCAGACCCATTTCTCAATTCTTTGATGCCAGGACGGAAGTCTGCTTGATCTCGAATAAACTTAATAGATCCATCTAACTTATAGTTAGGAATATCTTTAAACTCAATACCAGTATAAGATTCTGCAGAGAAGTAGTCACCAGATGCTTCATGAATGAAGTAATCAAAGATTACTAGCAATCTTCTATTAGGAGATACTAAACCACTTTCTCTAACTAATCTAGAAACATCATAATAATTAGTTCTTTGACCAGGATCTAATGTAAACTGATCTGTAATTACTTTACTACCGAGTGAGATTGAATCTTCATCGTCATCAACTAGGGCATCGATAGGATCATTATTCGCATCAAATCCTTCAATCTTCTCACCATTAATAAAGTTGACATCATTCAGATTTACAAAAAATAGTTTTTGTGTAGTGTTTTGGAAAGAAATTACTCTTCCACGAGCCCCAGAGGTTTTACCAGTAACTAATGTGCCACTTCCAAAGAAGATTGATTCTGTCAGTGTGATAAATGGTGGTGCTGCATCATTAGAATTATATGACTCATAAATTGCATGGACATGATAAACATCATTCAATCCAAAAGAGACTTCACCATCTTGGACTCTAGTGCCATATAGACCACTATATGTCAGACCAGTTTTTTGGACATCTACATCATTATCTGTTTTGATTACCTTCAATGCTTGCATCTTAGCAGCAGACTTAACTTTCTTAGATACCGTGTTTTTGGAAACCAGAGCAGTTAATGAAACTGAAGCAACTTGGCCAAGTCCACTGATAGAGAATGACTGATTACCAGCACCAAAACTTGTCGCTAATACACCACCATCAGTTAAAGAATCTACATCTAAATTATCACCAGCACTGAATGTAGTATCGCCACCATCACTAATAACAGTCAGAATATAATTATCGGAAGATAGTGCGCCAAATGCTTCAGTTTCAGGAAGAGTGAATGTAATTGATCCTGAAGTAACAGTTTTAGACGCGAAGTTTCTAAAGACAAAGAAAGACTCATCTGCCAGAGACTTCATAACATCTTCAGGAAGGTCAAACGAAAGTTCGCCATTCTGATAATCTTTCTGGAAGATGAAAGGACGCAATCTCACCAACTCACTATAATCGCCATCTGCAACAGTGCCTACGGTTAATACAGTATCGGTTACTGCAGTTTGATCATCATAATTGAAAATAACATCGCTTGCTGCTACTGTTGACCTCTTATTAACACTAGTTGTACCGATATTAGCAGGATCAACTCTTTTGATTCTTACCGTGTTATTACCTTCAGAATTAGAAATAGTTGGTGTTACTACATCACCAGGACGAAGATCTTTATCAAATCTAGTTCTAAAACCAGTAATATTGGAGTTAGCAATTGAAGCAACATCAAACGTTGCATCAGCACCACCACCTGTGATTGTAATGGTTTCATCAACACTATAACCACTACCACCAACATTAACAGTTACCCCTGTAACTGCACCTGCCGAAGTGGTAATATCAACAGTCAAATTACTACCATTACCACCAGTAGTAGCGACACCAGTAGCGTCTGAATATCCACTACCACCAACAATAGTATCTGCAGTTAAAACATCACCTTGAGTATTATCAATATTGATAGTTGATGCTTCAATAGGTCTAGCATCATTCAGAATAAGGTTACACCCAAATCTAATTTGGTTGGTAGCATTTAGACCAAATGCAGATCTAGCATCCGAAACTTGATAAGACCATGCTGCTTCAAGAGTACCTATAGGTCTTCCATCAATTTCTAAAATTTCATTATTGGTGAATATACCTGAAACTTGCTCAAGATAAACATAATGTGTATTATTACCTGTACTTGCAATATAACCAATGGCACCAGAAGTTTTACCTTTAATTCTAGATCCTACTGTAAGGGGAAGCACCGCATTAGCAATATTGATTGCTGTCCACATTTGAGCATCATAGAACCACATGTCATAGACACCAGCCGTGACTCCTTGATTGCCAAAGGGATTAGTTGCTGCAGAAGAAGTCGTTGCTTTTTGCATTTGGACTACACGACATCTACCAATTTGATTGGCACCTGATTTTGGTGTAGTAGTTGCATTTGCAGACCAGTCATCATACAAATCCATAACTTGGTATGCATCAACAACACCATCTCCACTAACTTCAGGCCAACCATAGATATCATATACTTTTATGAAATTGCCTAAGTTGAAATTGATAATACCATTCTGTACAGAATCAAAATCTCTAGGTTTATCTACATCAACATATTGGGGAGAAATAAACTCTGTGCGATATCCTTTAATATATGCCTTACCAGGAGAAACCTCAATAGCAAGTTTAGATTCTGCTGCTGGATTTCCCTGTCGAGATGTATCTCCTTGCTGATAAACACCATTATTAAATCCATCATTTAAATGCTCTCTAGGAGTAACAGTGAATGTATCAATTACATAATCTCCAGACTCTTCAAAAGTCCTACGCGCAAGAGACTTTTCAAGTTCACTATATGCCGTACGAGTTACGAAACTCTCTACCGTGCTTTGATTAATTCTAAGTAATTCGATGAAGTCTTTATCTGCTTCATCGGAGATAAGACGTTTTGTAAACTGAGTGCTAATCTTAAATCTATGACCACCAGGAGCAGAGTAGTTGGAAGTTCCTGCAGCATTATCATTTAGAGATTCATCGTCTTCTGGAGTAACAATGGACTCAAGTACGTCAAGACCGACTCTATATGAAGGATTGCTACTATACTGCTCAAGAATAATATAACTAGAGGGCACATTTACAAAGTGACCTCTGATGAAATAAACACCATCACTAATATATGCCGAAGATCCAACTGAGGTGGCATTTACAGGAAGAAGTTGTGCAAATGGAGTGCCGATTTCAATCAGCGTCGATCCAAAAGTAATTTCTTTGTTTGCAATTAACTGCTCATTTAATTGGAAAGTATTTAATCCAGACGCTGAAGTTGTATCTCCAGAATCAATATATTTTACATATATTGTAATGTATCCCCTTTCGGAATCCTCTGCGGAAATACTATATAAAACTTTTGCTTTAATACCAGTAGTCAGACCTTCAATAATAGAACCATCTAACTGGTCTCTATAGGTCTCAACATCACTACCTAAGAATGATTCTTGTAATAGAATGCAACTTACATTCAAGTCATATCCCACTTGACCAGGGATGACCATTGCACCATCTTTAAAAAAGTGTGTGCCAACATTTTCGACCTGATTCTGCAAGATCGATTGCATGGTTGACAATTCACGAGCCTGAATTGGGAATCCAGGACGGAATAACACCCTGTAAAAATTCTTATCCTTATCGAAATCGTCGTAATAGGGTGTAACGTTTAGATTGGTATTTTGTGCCATTAGAATTCGATTACGATTTTGATGTCTTCTACTTGGTCATTTGCGCGACTGATAGAGCGCCTGTTATCTATATAGACCACTTGACCAGTGCTATATTTGATCTCTGGTTTTGCATATCCATTGTTAAACTTCATACCCAAATCATACTCAGTATTGTTAATGGTCCTAGATGCTGTATTGGGAATCGTAGGGAAGTTTACATCTGGTTGACCAGCAGCACCAGACGTTGCTCCATTGATGGGGTTTGATCCATCAAACTCATTTAGAGTACCAGTGACTTCTGGGAAAATACCATCAACGTTGTTTTGATAATACTTCAAAAGTTTAGTAGTAGAATTCCATGAAATAACTCTACCCCTAGCGGTAACGGTAATACCACCAATAATTCTAGATTGCGTAATGATTTCATCAGGAATATAATTTCCTTGGAAATTTGAGGGGAAGATTACTGCTTTAGTTGCAGAAACCGTAAGATCTGAGATTAACTCAGAGGTGCCAAACTTAAGTGGATTTGCAATCAATCCAATACGACGATAATCGTTATCAATAGGGAAATCCCCAGCGCCTTCATCATAAGAAAGTTTAGCATTGATCATTGCTCTGTATGCACCCATCTCAGTGACAGGATCATAACCATGACCACTTGGAGGTGGAATAATAACATCGACTTCAGCATTAGTGCCTGTGCCGATACCTTGGATATTATCAATACTGATTTTACCAAAAGTATATCCTGTGCCACCAGAAGTTACAGTTGCAGAAATTACCTTACCACCGTCAATAACAATAGAAACTCTTGCACCTGTACCATCTCCATTGATAGGGGCATTATCATAAGTGCCGTTATTGTAACCAGATCCAGCAGCATTAATAACTACAGTATCAATTTCACCAGCGACTGCGTTTGTTCTTACTGCATCATTAATGAAAACAGGCATGTAATCATTAGAGAAAAACTTCAAAACAGAAGCCACAGGAATGGTATAAAGATACTTCCAACGATAACCATCACCAGTAGTGATAATGGAAGTAGAAGTGCCAGTTGGCTCAACCGTAGATGGTTTCCCGTTAGGATCTGAAGGTGACGTGCCATTGTAAATGCACTTATATACTTGATATTGTGAGTTTACAACGTAGAAATCTGAATCATATAATTTAGTAGCACCTGAGGAAGCAGTTTTACTAGGAGAATAATCATGACGATACATGTCATAGGTAAAACCCAGACCGCCAGTGGTTTGCTCTGGAGAAACCCAGTCAATTCTGCGGACAACCTGCACAACATCAGATGCCAACACCCTTTTCAGAGAAATCATGTCATCATATGATGACGAAAATTCTCGAAACGAGTCTACCGCTTGGGGTGGTGAGTTTTCATCATCCCAAGGTTGTGGTCTACCGATGAAGATGTAGAGTCGGTCTCTAGAAGATCCTGCATCAGCATCACTTTGAGTCGAGTTAGGACCCTCAAGTGCTTTGATGAATTTTTGTGCAGAAAAAATCCTAAATTGATCAGTTAGTAACGCTGCCATTTCCTAGGTTATATACAAATTGGTGATCCTCTTGTTTATTTATGAAGGTTATCAAGATCTAATTTCGGTTAGATACTTAATTCCCTTGATTCTGTAAGAAGCTCCACCGTTTCCATTAATTTTTTCTCCTCCAGAAATTATTTGTAATGCTCCTCCATTTCCTGTTGTATCACCACCAGCATTAGTAACAGTAACAGTGGGGCGGGAATTATATGTATTATCAATGTAAGGAATGATACCATAACCACCATCAGTAACAGTTACTGAAGCAATTTGGTCACCAGCAACAGTCATGTTTACCGTTCCTGTTGCTTGAATATCACCAATATCCTCAACTACAATTGTTGGTGGAGCAGTATAGTTAGTGCCAGCATCCAATATAATAAAGTCAACAACACAAGAATTTTCGGAGAATTCATAAAGAAGACCACCTAATCCTTTACTAACATCCCCAGTATCGTATGGAATAATGCCTCTTACGGTTAGTATGTAATTTGGAGAATCCCAAGAAACTACCGTAGCAACAATTCCAGATTCGCTGCCAACGATGGTTTCATTGATTTGATAATTAAATCCATTTCCTGTAGGACCATCCAATTGAATTTCAATTAATGCTTCATGGGGACGACCTTCACTCAGAGCACCAGATTCAATAACACCAGCAAATTTGAATGGAGTAGATCCGTCTTTAATATTCTCACCAACTTGGAATAATGTAGTATTCTGTCCACCAACAGTTTCTTCTACACCATATAGAGAACTGTAGATGCCACCATCCAAACTAATTTGATTGACATATGCAGTGCCAGTATTAATAAGATCTGGAATTCCGTCACCAGCACCACTTAACTCATCATCATCTTCAAAATCAGAATTTGTTAAAGCACCGATAGGTACCGTTAATGTTGTAATAGTAGTATTTTCTGAAAATATTACATTATGTGGTTGGAATGAAGAACTAGCACTTCCCGCTGTGCCTGCATCAAACTGCACAATAGTATCTTCTGTAGATGGAATACCTCCATCGATGAATGCCAATTCATCGACTTCAAAGGTAACTAGCAATTCCCTATTATTTGGATTCCAATCATATACTTTAGCAATCTTATTATTTGCATTTTCAATTTGCCTAATAACAGTATCGCCAACTTTATATTGATAAGTGGAAATACCATCTCCATCATTTTGACTGGTATCTAAAATAATTCTCTGGTCATATCTAAAATTAACACCACGAGTTAGACCACCTAAAGACTTATCAGTCTTTGTAGCATAGTTAATTGTCTCATTATCAATGATGAAAGATCCAGATCCAGGGAATGCATTTGTAGACTTTACATATACAGTATTATCACTTGAGGACATTTCTTTCAAGACACCTGTCAAAAAGAATGTAGATGAATTTAAAGACTGTCTATTGGAAGTAATTCTCTTGAGATTTACCAACTTTTGGAAAATGACATTTGGTGGAGAAGTGTATCCTCTTCCAGGATTTGTAATATCGATCCCAACAACTTGACCTTGAGAAACTCTAGCAATTCCTTTTGCACCAAGACCACCACCACCAGTAATCAAAACATATGGGGCCTCTTGATAAAATTCTCCATTATCAATAATAGTAATATTTGTCAGTTTACCAGTAGTATCAATTTGCGCTGCTCCTGTAGCACCTTGACCTCCACCACCTTCAAAAATAAGATTTGGTGGAGTTGAGAAACTCCTACCATCATCCTGCAGAGTTAAACCTGTAACTGTTTGGACAACAGGTGTCACTGTCGCTCCATTTCCTTCCCCACCAAGAATTTTAGCTTGTGTGGGACCAAAATAACTATCTCCATTTTTAGTCATTTTGATGAATCCAACCTCATCCCCATCTAAGAATACTTCACCTTCAGCACCGAATGGAAACTGTACCTGTATATCGGGAAGTGTATCACCTTCAAAGAAGGGTTCTCCATACATTTTGGGACCAATTGCATATGGATATACTGGAACGCCAGAGACATTCTCAGTCATAAAGTATGCATATGTGCCGTTTGGATATTCGGGAGTGCTTGTAAAAATACCATTGAATTCATCTAGAATTCCCTGACTATCATCATAGATATAGTCTTGAGTAAAGTCTCCTAATACATAACCATTTTGGACAGATCTATATCCAGCATTATTACCACTATATGAGAATACATATAGCACTGTAGGTGCATCAACCTTTACATCATATACTACACTTCGGGTAGTTGCAGTAGTATATCCAGAAAGATATCCAGCATAATCTACTTCAGATCCATCAATATAGTATTTGATATTTGATGAGGGATACACATATGCAGTATTACCAATCTGAGTATTGTCATTTAGAGAATGCCACCCATCTTCAGTCTCACTAAAGAGAAAGATTTTAGTATCATTAGAAGAATCATCTAGATTAAAAGTATATACTTTACCCCTATCAAGATTTAAAACCGAAAGCGATTGACCATCAATTAAAAATTTATCATTAGATACAGTTACTGTTTTAGTAACAGATCCTACAGTGTTTACAGTTGCTCGATTACCATCAATTTCTGCACCAGTTTTTAATCTATAAGAAGAAGTCATCCTTCCTACAGTTGTGCCAGATGTATACCCATAAGGACCATAGATTGGATATCCATCAAAGGACATACCAACAATCTTAGAGTGTCCAGTTACGTGTCTAGAATAATCTATTGTTGAAGCATCACCAGGTTGATAAAAATTTGAGATATAATAGTTATTTTCGGGTTCTTCATTTTCAATTTCTGGATTGAGAATTAAGTATCCTTCATCACCCTCATACCCAGACATATATCTATGATTACCACAGTAATAATAGATGCGATTTGTCTCATCAGCATTCATAATAAATACTGCTTGATATTCATTCTCATAATCAGCAGCTGGTGCTTGTGATGCACCTGTGCTGTTGTAATATAGAGTACCGCTATTCAGTGACCCATCTTGAGTCGTGCTAAACCTCATTGGGTGTTCAACTGGTATTCGATTACTATCATCACTCTGATCCCAAATAATCAGATAATTTCTCTGTACCTGAATATTTTCTGGTGCAAAATAATATCTACCTGGGATAAAATCACCAAACTCGTGTGCCTCAGGTCCAAAGTCAATATAGAAAAAACCATTTAGGAAAGTCCTTGGATCTCCAGAAACAGTAAAGTAGAATCCATTAGATCCTAAAACTCTACTACCAGCTTCAAATACACCTCTAGCAATTCTAACGTATACTCTTTCTACTAATCCTTGACTATTTCTAACAACCTTTGCAATTTCACCTGTACCAGATCCACCAACAACACTTACAGTTATACCAACTTCAATAGGAGTATTTCCATTATTTTCTTGAATACTAACAGTATTTAATAAAATATTATCTATTTCAGTTTTTACATTCCAAGTAAAAACTTTCTGAAGACCATTTTCAAAAACACCATTTGATTGAGCAAACTGAGAAATTAGTTTATTTGATTGATAATAATATTTTTGATTATCAATAACTCCGTCAAACTCATCTTGAGTTTTAATGTAGTCGTGGTTTACAGTATCAATACTAAATCCAGCAGGAGCATTACCAATTGCTCCCCATTCTGGTGTGTGTAATAACACACCATTTGCCATAATTCCTAGGGATTTGTTATTTTGGAATAATCTATCACCTGAGAAGGGGACATCCTTTCCACCTCGGTATATAAAAGTTTGATCAAAAGTCGAATCGGTTATAACAGTAGATCCACCAGGAGCTCTTAAATTATCAGTTGTAATTAGAGATGGTTTTGGATCTCCATCGGATACAATTCTTAATCTATCAGTTACATCAGAATTTTGTATTTGAAAAGATCCTGAAGTGCTTGAATTTGAATTTCCTTGCCAAACTCTATTGACATCAAATGATGTGTTTATAGTTGGGGTATCTTGTAAAGGTGTAATAGAAACACGAAGCGGGTTATATCCACTTCCAGTATCTAAAACTCTAACATGCACAATTTTACCAGAATCATCATCGATGATTGGATATAATAATGCGGGTCGCACTGGAGTACCACATCCACTAATTGTCAGACGAGGTGGGTCTGAAGAAGTGTATTCACTACCACCTTCGACTACTTTTACAGCCTTTACACCAAAGACAGTATTAAAAATTGGCTCAATTTGAGCTCCCGATCCAGGTATATTTCTTGCCATTTATCAAGTTACAATGTTAATTACACCATTCATCAATGCATGAATTGTGCATTGATAATATAAAGTATTGGGAGCATCCATAGGCACAGTAAAATACAATACATTACTGCCACTTCCAGACTGACCTGCAGTATATGGAGTGCCTGCCAATCCCTGAGAGGATTGAATGCGGATCGGATGATTACCACCATTTACACTATTGTCGAAAACATATGTAAATCCACGATAAAGATAGAGTCCTGGATCTTCTGCAACAGAAGAAAATCCAGGTCCATTAAAAGTAAAATGATTAGATTGATCAGCACCTAAGTCCCACCATATAATTGGACTATCAGTAGGAATCCAACTAACGCCGTTATAGAATAACGAATTACCTTGTGCAAGACCTGTTGTGTTTGTATCTGTGAGATCTTCAAATGTTGTTGTTAATGTTGCATTAAAGTCAATTGTTAATGTATCCCCATCAACACTAGTCGCAATGCCTGTGCCACCAGCAATAGTTAGTGTATCAGATTGACTATTTGCTGTTGTACTTCCTGTATCTCCAGAGACTGTCGCAAATAAGTTAATACTACCAATACCTGCATCATCATCTGCAGGAAACCATTTTGATGATGTAGTATTCCACTTTAATACTTGATTATTTTGTGGAGCAGTTGTAGTTACATCAACATCTGCAAGTAAACCAATACTAGAATATTCTGTAAGAAGTGATACGCGAGTATCTCCAACACCACCAGCAGTGATATTCATATTTACATATGGAGTATCATCACCATCAACAATAAAGAAGTATCCAGGATAAGTCGCTGCGGCTGGTGCAAGTCCTATACTTCCCCACTCATTTTTATACTTAATTATTGTAGGAAAGTTAATCGATCCATCAGTTCCCGAAAATGTGCTAGTGACAGATCCTGCAATTAAATTAATATTACCTGTGCCATTAGGAGAAATATCAACATCTACGTTGGAAGATGAAGTAATTATCTGCCCCGAAGTATCCAGTGCGGAAGTCAATGCACTGTAGTCTGATGGCACAAAGGTCGTGCCATCATATCTCAAAACTTGTCCAGTTCCAGCGTTAGCGACACTAATTTGTGTAGCAACACCATTACCTATCGCAGTATATAATTCATTAAAGTTATCATTAACTTTATCACCACCAACACGGAGAGTATCACCCGTGTTGTCATTTGCGTTATTACCTATTCCTATAAGTTGTTTAGACATTGACGGACACTTTTTAGTTATTTATGTGGTTAAACTATTTCTGGATCAATCGCTTCTTCGCCATACTGACTTAGATCTGGAGCAACCCAATCATCAGGTACCGATGTTTCGATATTGATAGTGGGTTTCAGATAACCAGATCCCCCAGTGTTAACAGCAATAGATCCGACTCCAACCAATGCCTTGATCTGTGCATCAAAACCACTGATAGAATCAACTCTAACATTTGGTCTAGATGTATATCCAGATCCAGGTGATGTTACAGATACGTTTCGGATTGTGCCCGAAGTGATTGTTGTAGAAGCGGCTGCACCCTTACCGAAGACAGATCCAAGATAATCGAAAGTGACCAAAGAGTTAGAAGATTCAATAACAGCAACTTCACGATCACTGACCTCACCCTGAATATCGATACGATCACCCGCTTCGATTGGAGGGAGAACGACTGCAGCGTCAACGTCTGCTTCCGATCCAACGTAAGAGAATGCAACAAATGTTGATCCTACGCGAGGAATTTCGTTAAAGATAATTCTAGAACCAACAATTTCAAAACCAACTCCAGGTTCTTGGACAACGCCATTAAGAGAAACAATGATATTATTTTCTGGTCTGATTGTTGATGATTGGACACCATCAGTAAGAGTCAATGAGTAGAAAGTCTCATTTCTTCTTAGGTTGAAAGACTGGCGTAAAGAATCAAACTCGAATGAAATATCATCAAGTTGTCTTAGTTTACCAACATAGAATCCTGTAAACGAAGATCCTAATGATGGAGGTTCGGTAAATTGAATTTTATTGGAGAATGCGGTAAATGCTTGCGATGACCCTGGTGGTTGTAGGATACCATTAACGAAGATCATCATATGACCTGCAGGATCTGGGAAGTATGAGTCACCATTATTAATAGTGAGATCAAACGTTGTTTGAGTGCCATCAAATCCACGGAAGTATCTAGATACTCTTGCCTTCAATTCAACATTTTCAATGATAGCAGCCCTATAACCATTTGAAGACTTGATCGAATCTGTAGCAGCAAATGTGCCAAGAGTGTTACTGATGTAAAGTCTCTTATTAAGTCCAACATCTTCAATAAACTGGACTTGACCAGCAGCTTGACCTTCATAGTTAATTCGGGTGGTGACGGTAGCAAGACCTGTACGTGTATTACTAATATCAAAATGAGAGACAACATCGCCATTATTAAATCCACCTACCACAGGGACAACATAGATGTAATTATTAGGCAAATCTACTTCATTGATAATGCCATAGTTATTGGAATCTTGGACTCCTCCAGTAACCTTAAAAAGGAAGTTTCCGACTACAAACTGGTTTTCATTATTTTGAATGCTGATACCAAGTCTTGTGTAACCAGCTGTTACCAATCTATCACCAACACCGATATCAAATCCAGCATATTTTTGGACCTCAAGATATAGTCTAGATTCTTCTGGATATACAACAGATGTAGTTTCAAAAGATCCTCTAGTAGTTTCAGTGTCAACAACCAGTTTTCCACCAGTGTTATCTAAAACTGCAACATCATTCTGGTAGAAGATTTCAGTGGCAGCAGTGCTGTTTGATGTATATCCTCTAAAGACAGAATTTGCTTCAAAGTCTCCACGAATATCGATAAGTTGCAGACGATTTGTAATCTGATCAATTTGAGCAGTGGTGGAATTTGTAGATCCCAAAACAATATCTCCTAGACTCCAGGTGCCGCCTGTAACTGCAATATCAACATACTTATAATTTGCATCTTCATAGAATCCATAAACAACACCATTAATAGTAGCATCACCCTGCTTCTGCACAACTTCATTCATAGTGAATGGACCAGCAGTGATATCACCAGTTATTCTAAATCTCTTATAGTCTTTAACGACCACACCTTCGTTTACGGTAACTTTCTGGACTTCAGAACTTGCATCACTGCGAGATCCATATAAGTAATCAGATCCTTCAATACCACCACCAAGGGGAATAGGAATTACTCTTTCACCAAAAGTCTTACCAGGGATAGTAACATTTCCTATCAATTCAACACTTAGATAATGATCACTATCCAGGAGTTGAGATTTAACCATCTTAATATTTTCTCTAACAATTCTTTGGATAGAATCTGAATTATAATTGGATGCAATGGTAGAGTTAAAGAATGGGATAGATCCAGAATTTGTAGCGGGATTTGTCAAATTGCCATTAAGTGCTAACTCGATATAGTCCTCAAGCAACTCCAGAGAATACTTCTTGATATTATATTCAATATTAGAGAAGAATACCTCACCAGCAACTGCAGTGTATGCATCAAGTGGACCCTGATTGATTTTAGATCCCCAGACGAGAATTCCACTGGTATTATCACCAGCGAAAACTATATTGCCACTATCATCAAGTATGGAGATTTCAGATCTTAACTCAGTGAATCCATAACCAAACGTGCCTGTAATAAAGATTCTATACCACCCATTTCCATATGGGATAGCACCGACTTCATCTAATGTAAGGACTCCAGGTTGTCCGACTTCAAATGTTTGCTCAACAGTTCCTGTTAGGAGATCAACCTGAATAAAGATATTTGAGGTTGATGGGTTAGGTCTGAAGTAATGTCTGATCTTGCGATATCCATCAGATTTTACAAAGTAAGAAATTGTAAATTGTTGTGTAGAATCCTCATCATTTGGACCATTATCAAATGATAGACTGTCGATATCAAATTTAACGCCATCATCATCAAAGGTATTGAATGAGGTAAGAGATAACTGTCTGAAGGTTCCTTTAAATCCGTTAGAAGTATCGGGTACCATTCTAATTGCAGTTTCAGTGCCATCTGGAGAAATTGCATAGTTATTTGTTGGAGCATTCATACCAACTACAGCCCATGTAAGACCCAGACCAGTGGTTACATAGGTCTCTGGGTTTGTAACCAAATTAGTTGAAGACCCTTCGCTTTCTACTAGAGATGTAATATTTCTAATAAAATTGAATGTTTGGAGATTACCAATATTGGTATACCAATCAAATTGTGTTGATACTCCGTTGGTAGGAATCTCTGCAGTAACACTACCCTGAGTCAGAGTTTGACCAGCAGCAAGCGCGGTACCCGTTACAGGACCAAGATATAATGCATTACCAACATCCTCATAAACAATAGCAGAAGCACCAGCATCTGTAATTAGTAGATTGCCAGCAGTAAATCTGGAAGAATCTAAGACAACATTAATATTAGTAATTGTTGCTGCTGTTGTTGGATTACCACCACTAATAGTTGCACTAGGAGGTGTAGATGGAAGATATCCCGATCCTCTGTTTAGAATGTTAATCTCCTGCACAAAACGGGAAGAATTGAATCCTAAAGTAGGAGTAGTTGGAGTGCCACTCTGTGTATCTGCTACACCGAAGTTTAGTGAGATTGTATTACCAATCTCTTGGAATCCACCTTGAGCACTGCTCAACATAGAAACTCGGGTAATAGCATAGTGATCATCGCTAGAACTACTACTGTGTGCCATTTGCACAATTGAAACTGTTAGATTAGTAGTTTCTTGATATGATTGTCCGAGAGGCACATCAATTGCAGTTAAAGATGTGAAATTAGTATAATTGCTAGATCCACCATATGTGCTACCACCATATACTAGACGACCTGCAAAATTAGAAGGACCGTTATTTATAGAAAGATAAAATGCCAGGTCTTCGTCTTGATCTGGAGCTTCACCACCGTTGCTACCATTACCAGCAATAACATAGAATCTGAGGGTATCAAATCCACCAGCAGAAGGATTAAACTGCTTATTAATTGCCACTTGTCTTTGAGGATATGATCCTGTGCCAGCACCAAATTTAACATGCTCATATGCAAGATTAAATCCACCATTCGATCCCGATCCAGTGCCGCTGCTGACGATCGCCGCTGCAGGACCGAAAGTAAAGTTGCTTGAGGGAGTAGAAGAGCGGAAATCAATGAATTCACCATCATAGGTTACATTGGTAATCCCTCCACTAGTCTGCTCTAAGTATCCACCATGAGTTCCTTCAAATCCAGATCCTGCGAAAGTATAAGTGCCATTAGCAGTGTAACCACTACCAGCAGAAGAAATATCAATACTTGTCAATACTGCTGTTGGACTTAACACTGCTTCTGCAGATGCCTGAATACCACCAACACCTGGGGCATCAATTGTAACTGTGGGAGTGGTGTCATAACCCGCTCCATTAGTAAAGTTAATAGTATCGATAACACCTTCCCTAAGAAGGGTAACTCTTTGAGCTTGAGTTACATTTGAAGACTCTGTATCGGTGATAATAATATCATGCTCAATATCAGTGATCAGATCATCAATGAATTGCTCAAAGGTCCAGGATCCGCTACCAAATTGAGAATTTACAATTGAAGAAATTTCATTTTTGTAATAATTCTCATTGAATAGAATATTCTTAGAAGAAGATACTCCAACCTCACCTGAAGGAGTAAAGACAACGATTAAACTATCAATTAGACTTTCAAATCTAGATACTACACTACTAATACTTGTGATAGATTCACTATCTCTGTATGCAGGGATAGTATTAAATTGTGCTTGATACTCATTGGGTGGAGTTACCGATTCACTAAATCCGAATAGATTATTCTGAATTGCTTTTACTCCCAAGACTTTGAATTGCTTGAGTAATTCAATAAATTGACCAAAAATATCTTCAATTCTAGTTACTCTCAATTGAGAGGTAATGAATGCCGCAATAGAATCAATCGCACTATTATTACCGCCAGTTTGAAGATCCGAAATAATAGAAATCAAGATAAACTCAAGATCTGATCTAACTTGCGTTTCGGAATTTTCGCCAATAAACGAATAGGAGTTGAAAGTAGATCCACCTAAGTTGTAACTATATGCTGCCTTGGTAAGACCGATGGTTTCAAATCCAATATAGTCTCTATTAAAATACAGTCTATCGGCAGCAATCTGATAATCATTATCAGATGGAGAAATAATATAGTTGAGAATATCATCGACTAATGTATCAATTGCATCTTCAACATTTGCACAATCGCCTGCTGTGCTTACTGCATTAGTTGAAGCACTTACAAATGTATGTGCATATTGCTGACCTGCAGGAGATGCACCAACGTTAACTGTAATCGTTGTTGCTGTAGCATCAATAACCTCAAGGTTTACGCCAGATGCAGGGTCAGATGAGCGTGGGTATGTCTGAGGAGAAACATTACCATCAGAGGTGCAAGTGAATGTAAATCCGTTATCTGCGATTGTAATACGGCGTCCTAAAGCAAGACTATGTGATCCAATAGTAATAACCATGTCACCACTTCCAGCGTCATAAGTTGCTGCTGTAGGTGTAAAGTTAACTACCGCATCATCAGTGATACCCCAATCCCCAATAATTACATTATCAGTATTATCACTAGTTAAATCTCCATTAATTGCCTGTTTTGAATAGAATGCAAGACGCTGGTGTGCATATGCAGACTGCCAGACTTGGAGTCTAATGTGGATTAATACATCATTATTACCAAGATAGAATCTACCTGCTCTAACTGTATTCTCATTGCCACCATCTTCAAGATCTTTAGCAATAGCATCTAAGACTAATCCCAAATCAGTCTGACATCTTAAAGTGCCATCACTAGATCCACCCACATTTCTAGGCATATCTGTAGCAAGATCTGGATAGCGTGTGAGCATATCGTAAGATGCTTTATCTACAATTGCTGATCTGTTAAGGCGAATAAGATTTGCGGCATCCTTGAATCTATTTCTAGCATCAGTGTCAATCTGATTTGTATATAGTAATTTACCTGCAGAATCATTTAGAGAAACTGTGATTGGCACTTCAATGAAGGAATCAACAACTCCACCAAGATACTCATAAGTAGGTGTAACCTTAGTGACACTTGCTAAGTGATCAACAGGTGTGCCTGCAGTAGCATTGGAAATTGTATCTTCTACAATGGATACCAAGTTATCAATAGTAGTCTTGACATCTGCACAATCTGCAGAAGTATAATTCAAGACAGTAACAGCATTAGAAGCAGAAGTTACATAACTGTGAGTATATTGTTGATCTGCAGGAGATGCACCAACGTTGACGGTGATTGTGGTAGCACTGACAGCAGTGATTGGTAATACTGCATTTGCAGCAGGATCAGTTGCACGAGGATAAGAAATTTCGAGAGTATCGTTATCTGAAGCGCAAGTAAACGTAATACCATCAATAGCAATAGAAATTCTATCAGAAGTGGTAAGTGAGTGACTTCCAATCGTTATCTCAAGAAGACCCGATGATTCAGTGTAAGTAGCATCAGAGGGTGTATATGTTGTTAACGTTGTATAAGAAGAATCAGTAATAGTAGCATCGGTAGTTTGGGTCAATCCATGACTACCAGTTACAGCAACTAAAACATTGTTAATGATATTTTGTGCGTAACTATTAACATATTGATAAGTCTGTAACTGTAAACTCTCCTCACCAGCAAATCTAATAGTTGTGATTGGAGTTGCATCTCTATTAACATTGGTTGCAGCAAAGTCCCACAAGTGGTTATTGCTTCCATTATTTAAATCGTCAGTTAAATTATCAATAGTATTTCTAACTTCCTGTGCATAATCATAGTTACCAGCAACAGAATCATACTTCCAAATGTATGCACGACCAGCTTCCACTTGACCTGCAACAGTATCGCGAGAGCTTGCTAGGATATAACTATCATTTGCAAACAGACTATAATTACCAAGATTACTATTGGTTGCGCTGCTAGATTCTGTAAGTTTTACTTCATTAGTGCCATCACGATCAAACTTATAAATTGCTCCTGTACCAGAAAGACCTCTTTCGTCTCCACCAGATGCAGAAACAAATACTGCCTGAGAGTTGACTGCAACTGTTTTACCAAAATAGTCATCGAGAATACTATCACTAGGAACGATTTTAGTAACAAAGGTGCCATCATTTTGATATAGATAAGCAGATCCACCTGGATCATCTCCCCAAGCGCCAATAACAATTAAGTTATCATATGCAGCAACAGATCTACCAAAGAAATCGAATGCTGCACCATCTGTAGGATTAATCTTAACTTCACCAGTGCCATCTAGGTTATAGACATAAACCGATCCTGAAGATTGCCCATTGTCATCATCATATTGAGCACCAACAATGATCTTATTGTTTTGCTCATCTATTGCTACACTGTATCCAAAATAATCGCCAGAAGCACCATCACTAGACTGAATGATTACTTCACCAGTGCCATCTAGGTTATAGACATAAACCGATCCTGGATTGGTAGTAGCACTATCTGTGGTTGGTGCTCCAACTACAAATTTGCTAGATCCAATAGCAACAACAAAACCAAAATTAGCACCTAGTTTTGTAGCAACATCTGAAGGTGTAACTTTAACCTCATTTGATCCATCAAGATCATAAATGTAAGCAGATCCTGCATCAGTATCACCATCATCATTGTATGGAGCACCTACACCAATTTTATTTCCTCCAATCGCTACAGCATAACCAAACTTATCATAAGAGTTTGGATCAGATGGATTAATGGTGCGCTCATACACGCCATCTTCAGTGTAGACATAAACCGATCCGCTGTCATAGATGCCTGCAGGAGGATTATCATCTTGATGAGCACTGATTACAAATTTTCCGTTTCCATGGGCAACACCATGTGAGAATAAGTCATATCCATTATAATCGGGAGCATTTAAAACATATTTGGGAGCAGTAGTTGTTAATTGAGTCGGTAGGTTAGGCTCAATCAGATAACGGATTTCCTCTGCAAGGAATTCTTTATTGGATTGCAATAGTTTTCCAGAATCCAAATAGCGATGACTGTTTCCAACAAATCCTCCAGGAGAAGATGCATTAGCACGACTCGTAGCAAGAATTGCATCATTATTAAATTCATGTCCATTAGTCCAGTTTTGCTCACCAGACCAATCTTCAGTATATACTTGACCATTTACACCATCAAAGTGGAGTAAGAGGACGGTATTAGTATCACCCTGATTAATTCCTGTGGGGGCAGTAAATGCCGCAGTATAACGAGCAGTAGTAGATACTCTAAACTCATCAATATAACCAGGGAATACATTAGATGCATTCCAAGCAGCACCAATACGAAGTGGTTTGGTGCTTCCATAATCATTGGTATCGGTGTACTGGACACCTTGCTCCACTCCATTTAGGAATAGTTTTGTAACGCCAGCAGATTTACAGATAGCAACGTGATACCAAGTATTAGCAACCAAACTTGTCGCTCCTACAATAACATCAGCACCATTTACATAATACTTGACTACTGCACCATCGAGATAAACATATGGTGAATACTCACCATTAGAGAGTCTAAAATCAAAGATTGACTTACCACCAGCAGCAACACTATTTGGTTTAATCCAGCATTCTACAGTAAACTCATTACTATCAAATCCCAAATCAGTAGAAGTAGGAATAGTTAGATATTCATCTACAGGAACTGCACCAACATCAACTGTGATTTTAGTGGAAGTAACTGCGCTAATAGCTAGATTGCTTCCAGAAGCAGGGTCACCAACACGAGGATATGCATAGTTGTTAGTATTGTTATCTGAAGCGCAAGTAAACGTAATACCATCATCTGCAATTGTCACCGTATTGGAGGTAGTCAAAGAATGAGATCCAATCTCAATTACCATGAGTCCAGAAATAGGATCATATGTCGTGCCTGTTGCAGCAGTGAATTGACCTGATGCTCCGCTGCCAGCAGTGATTGCATCAGCAACACCACTTACAAAGGTATGTGGAGAAGTGCCTTTAGAAAGTGCTAAACAACCTGTGCCAAACTTCTCATTATAAGTATTGATCTGAGCACCTTGGACAAAAGTTGCTTCATGATAATCTTCACCATTTGCTTTAGATCTACCCATCTTACCAAGGTAGAGAATATTAGTAGCACGATTATAACCCAATATTTCGGCTTTAGTATTTTCAGATCTAATAATCTGATCTCTAGAGAAGAATCCATCACCAACTTCTCTAGTCAGAGAAAGTTTTCTAACTCTTGCTTCATCATCTTGCAAGAATTGACCATAGTTATTACCATACTCCAACTTATAGTTTCTTACAATTTCACCTTCAGTAAATGCACCAGTTTCACTAATATATTTGATAGTGTAGTTATTAATAATCTCATTATTTGGGAATTTAGAATTAAACAAAGTGTTTGATTCATAGTTATCAAAACTGACAATATTAACTTGAGACTGGGACAGATTATCCAGAATAATATTTGGATATGACTGAGAGGTAATTCTATTAAACAGAAGACCAGAGAAAGAAGATCCTTCAGAAATTTCTACAGTATCAACAAATTGCTGAGTTACAGGATCCTGATAGGGAGAGGTTGATGTAATTTTCGCAACAACTCCAGATCCCGAAGCAATAATGATATCATTCAGTTGAATATCAAATAGACCAGGTGTAGATTGATACGTACCTGTTGTTTTACTCAAGAGAAGTGTATTTGTAACTTCAATTTGAGTGCCATAAATTGGAGTGCCTGCAAGGTGACCCAGCGAAGAAGTGCCCAACTGAGCTCTATCAACAGTGATTGTTGTTGACTGCAGTCCTTGGGAAATATCAGTTACAGTAATGATTTCAGATGCAATCTGATAAGTTTCACCGATTTCAAAAACACCAGATTCGACAGGAGTTTCAGATCCATCATCGGTAATAGAAATAACATCAAAAGAAACTGTATTCAGACCAATATTAAATCTAATATCCGCAAGTGGAGTTTCTTGACCCGATGCTAGGTTAATTCTCTCAACCTTTGCCGTATCACCATCAATATTTCTAATATTTTCAGCATATCTAAACAAACCAATATTAGGAATGTCATTAACCGTTACAACGTTACCGCTAAATCCTGTTGCACTAGAAGTAACCAATTCTCCTAGAGCGAATGTGCCTTCAGTAATAAATGCCGTGATTGTTTCACCAGCACTAGAAACTACTCTAGCTCTTGCAGCTGTAGCAACACCAACTAGATAATTTCCTACGGGTGGGAAAATACCTGAAGTATTTGTTAATGTGAATAGACTAGTTGTAATTTGCTCGATACTAACACTAACATACTTGACAAGAGCAACAGGTTGTGGAGGTTCTGCAAATACAATGGAATCATTCAATACTTCAAATGAATCTTCTGGTGTTTGGACAACGCCATTCAATACGATCATCAACTGATTAGAGTTAGCGATGACAGTTTCACCTTCAACAGTTATTGGGAATTCGGTCCTCTCTCCATCAAACAGATTTGAAATATTATCCAATCTTTGTACGACAGAAGTAAGAATATTCTCAGAAGATGTCAATCTCTTTTGTCTAAACAAAACTTCAGTATTATCAAATTCTTGATAGATAGGTTCTACTAATGCAAAGTTTTGAATATTGGGTACTACTGCATCTCTTGTCAATTCAACAGACTTAGTTAACTGAAATGCTGTTTCTTTGTTGGGGATCTCTGCAACATCTTGAATCTCCAACTGACCAAATACTTTAAAGGAAGCAGGGTGGACATTCTTGATAACAGTATTCTTCCACTCTTCAATAGAGACTGAAGAATTAATAGCATAAGAAAAATCTTGATAGTAATAAGAATCCTGAATCTTCTGAATAATTTCAGAAGGTTTACCGACATCATCAACGAATTGTCCTGCAGTTTTAGTGATAGGACCAATTTCCAAGACACCTTTAGCAATCTTTAGATCACCAATAATACCAGAAGACTTAGAGATAGTACCAGTAATCTTTTGATTTAAACTAAACTCTCCAGCATAATCAACAATTTTAATAATTCTAGATCCAATCTGCCAACCATTATTTGAAGAAACATATCCTGTTGCTGTTGCGGTTTCTAAAGAATCTCCCTGATATACCGATTCTCCTTCTAAGAAGATGGAAGTTCCAACATTAGCAGTTGCAGAACCACCAAAAGATGAGGTTAAGACTTGCTGACGACCAACGCCAACGTTAATGTATGAAATTGCATCACCCAGAACGGCATTTTCCGCTGTGATAGCAATTTTCATTTGGTCATCATCCAGAGAATTGGAAGATCCAGTAATTGCATAATATGTTGTAATGTTATTTAATGTGCCAATCGCGCCAGACGCAACAGGGTAATCTGCACCATCTCCAGTATCAACAACATTTAATGTAATTTCAGATCCATTTGCAATACCATGAGGGAATGCAAACTGAAGTAATCCCAAATCCAAGTTAATAACATAATTGAATGAAGATTTCAATTCAACTTGAGGTTCTGTAGAATATCCTGCTCCAGGATCTTTAACCGTAATTGTATTCAGACGACCATTTTTAATAGTCGCCTCGGCAATAGCATTAGATCCACCACCACCAGTTAATGTAACAACAGGTGCCTGCGTATATCCTGACCCTGGATCAGTAATTGTAATGCTTTCAAGAATACTCGTATTGATCAATTGAGCATTAATTGGGAAAGTAATTTCAGGTCTTAGCGTGTAATCATGGGGATATTCATAACCAAAGTTATTATTATTGAGTTTCTTAATCTTACCGACATTAGTTCCTTTTGTAAAGACCGATGCACCAGTGCCGAAAGGAGGAATGACAACTTCAAGATCTGCACCAGATCCAGACAATCCTGAACCAAGAATACCTACAATTGACTGAATATCGATAAATGCAGTCGTATATCCCTTTCCAGGAGAAGTAACTTTAACGCTAGTGATCTGACCAGGAGTTGTAATTCCTTCAGAGTCTGTAGTATTTTCAACTTCAATCTCAACAAATCCACCTTCACCGTTACCCAAAATAGGAACGCCATTATATGTGCCTACAGAATATTCTGTGCCAGGCTCATTGATTTGGACCCTTTCAATTTTTCTACTGGAATTAATTCCAGTAATTGTTGGTAGTTTTGTATAGAATCCACCAGAATTAATAATTCTAATATCACCAATAGATCCAACTGCCTTCTCAGAACTTGTGGTATAACTACTATTAATTTGCTCGGCATTACCTTCAGGTTCTGATGCAAGTACGAATCTAAATGCATCATCACCTCTCGTGATAGTGCCACCAGAAGTAGATTCTACAGTAAATACACCAATATATGGAGAGGTGACGATATCTAAGAAACTATCAGGATCAACAGGAGAATCCGCACCAACTCTGGAAGGATCGAAGTAATAAGAGATGTTAGTGACAATAGAATTATCAACCTTAAATTTGATTGATGGAATTGATTGACCCTCACCAGTAAGACCAGGAGTACCAATTCTCTCAATAGAGTTGAAAGAATATTCAAGTTTATTGAGACTATCTTTAGAGAAAGATAGATTTCCACCTAGCATAGTAGAATGACTTACATCAAAGATATATTGATGTCCATAATACATCTTGAGGATTGGAGACTTGGCAAATACCGAAACACTTCCAGATGATGTTGCGGGTAGTCCTACAGCAGAAGTTTTTAGTTTATATGTAAACTCTTTAGCACTGATTACACTATCAACAGTAAACGATCCATTATATTCATCATAAACTACCGACCCAACTTGAGTAGTTGGATTACCATCAACATAAATTACATCACCTTGACTCAGATAATGGGAATCTCCTGTGATAATATAAACACTATCGCTGTTATCAACTGCAGTTACTTGTATAATTTTTTCCAGATCTGTAATTAGATCAATTTTAGTTACTGCAGTTAATCCAGTAATTTGAATTGTAGACGATGCAGCGTTGAAAGTAATATCAGACTCAGTTACTTCAACAACAGATCCAGGAATATATGCAGAAGTGCCAGAAATTTCTAGGATTCTAATACGATAAACACTAGGACCGTATGCTTTAAATTTGCCAAATTCGTCTAAGTTATTTGTGCCACCAATATTTTCTGGAGCATCATAATTACTTAGATCAATATCAAAAGTGCCAGGAGTGGTATTTACAACTTCTGGAAATACATATGCCGCAATTTCATTGACATCATCCACAACAGGACCTTTAACACCAAAAGTATCTTGCTCATCAAATCTTTCAGTAGTTATTTGCCCTGTAGTTAAATCATCACTCCAAACATTATTATTAACTGCAACAAATACATATCTATTTTCTGCATCTACTGATGTAATATAACCACTATTGACAAAAGATGCGCCATCTTTTAATAACAACTTAGATCCAACAGTAAAATTAAAAGTCTGATTCAAAGTAAGTCTTTGAATATTATCAATCTTAATTGTATTTGCTTGCTTGAAGAAATATCTATTCTTAACTACTGCAGAAGCTTGGACTTTCTTTGATCCTGGAGCAGGGATAGTTGCATTTCTAGAAGACCAAATATCAATAGCAACTGCTGTAGTGCCATTAGCATCTGTATGATTAGTAGTTGCCTCATTGTAGTCAAGAGATTGCAATCCACTGGCACCCAATTCAAAGGCAACATTACCAACGGTTAAAACATTTCCTACTACTGGTGTTACATTTACTCTTTCATATGAAACATCTGTAGAAGTCAATACTCCCAGATCCCCAATTCTTACTGCATCAGCATCTTTATCGACTTTTAGACCAAAACCAACATTATCAAGATAATCGTAACGAGAAGTTTGATCTGCAAACCAAGCATCATCTGTCCAATCGTATGCGAGAGCAAAAGATGCTGCTGGAGGCAATGTAGTAACATCACTAGGTACAGTTGGTGTTACAGCAATGCTTCTTAGACGTAAATTATCAATATAGAATTGACCTTGCTCATTAGATCTAAATGTCCCTGTGGTGCCATCTCTACCAGCAATTTGACCAATATAGAAATTTTTAGATCCCAAAGCTGTGCTTGGAATAGATCCAGTAAATATCTGCACTCCATTCACATAACCAGTAAATACATCGGCACTTCTAGTAACAGATACAAACTGCCAAGTATCATCAGCAAACATATTTGTTTGTGTTGACTGAAGAGCACCACTGCCGCTATTGATGGAATTACCATTGTTAGTTACTACCAATTCAAGTCTTCCAGAAGACATATCATAATACATCCACATACCACCTGTAGAATCGGTTGCATCGCCAACAGAAAACAAAGTCTGTTGAGTTTGAGATAAAGTTGCAGAATTAGTTGCATCTTTATAAATCATAAACTCAAGAGTCCAATTATTGGCAAATACATTACTAAGAGAAGCACCAGAAATATTGATATTTGCATTAGTCCAATTGGAAGGATTAGCAACATCTCTACCAAATAGTTTTCCTACACCGTCACCTACAAATGTAAGAGCATCTGTAGCATCATTACCTTGAAGATTTGCAGTGTAGTGATTGGTTTTATCTGTAGCGGTATCAGTTTGACTAAAATCAAATATAAACTCATTACGGTTTACTGATGTTTGTCCGAAAATATAAACATCGCCAGAGTTATCAACATCAATAGCATATGCTGAAATACCTTCAATATTATTATCGGTTGAATTTTCTGTATTGAATTTATTTGTTGTATGATTTACAATTTCACCCTTATAGTTAACTTTAACTGAAGATGCACTTAATTGACCTGTTGTAATATTTTCTTCAGTATATGCTATGTTTAAGTCACCAAAAATATCGATCGCAGTTTTATTAACAACATTAATTTCTCTAGATGGAGCAACATATCTGCGATTCCAAATTAAATCTGCAGCAGTATCAAATTTACCAATCCAGAAACTATCTCTGGTTGCATTATCACTTTTTTGTCTGAGTGTTGAAGTTATATAGAATTCATTATATTCATCAACTGTAAAACTAGAATCAATGAAAGAATATACCGAGTTGGTTACTTTATTAAGAGATTCTATAGTAATTCGAGTAGTAGATACAGATGCTCTACCCAAAACAAGAGAAATATCATTTGATGCTGCAGAATCAGCAACTTCCATCAAGAAGTAAAGATCGCCATCATTTTCAAGCAAATCTACAACTTTTTCAGAAGCAGTGTTTGTAGCAAACTTTCTCTTACTAACAAATGTGCCTGCAGTATCTAAAACTGCAACAAATCCATCCTGAGGATTTACAGAGTTTGTATTTGTAAAACCACCGATTACAAAACGATCGGAAGATAGTTTAATTAGAGATGTTACATTATCTGCTCGGGTAGATCCAGAAATACCTGCATATGCCTTTTGGAAACTGAGAGTTGCATCCAATCCATTAGCAGATTGTGTGTATTTTGCAAATACAACATCAGGATTATAAGAATCCTGTACTGATTGATTGGGTCTATTATGACCGAGCACATAGACATCGTTTCCGTCTAAAAGAAGTTTTTCAAACTCCATATAGGTAGTGCCAACAGGAAGAATCGACTCTAGTGTCTTTTCCCATTCTTTAATACCAAGTGCTGAAATTTTACTAACAAAACCTACGGTATCTCCCTGAGCATTCAGAGTCTTACCACATAGAATAACTTCCTTAGATTCAGTTACTGCAATATCATTAATTTTAACATAATTATTATTTGATAATAGAGTTGTATAGTAATTTGCCTTCTTAAAGATCTGAGGATGTGATGAGATAATTCTAGGATCATTTACAAATCCGTGACCCGAATTGATAATATCAAATTCAGAAATACTTCCCACATTAGTTAATTTAGATTCAATAATAGCATTTTCTCCATCACCATCAATAGTAATTACAGGAGGAATATCTACATTGTATCCACTACCAATTTGAGTGACCGAAATTTCTTCGATACCCTTATATTGACGTGCAACATAAGTTTTATTGGTGTTATCCATGATAGGAGTGTAGTCAATAAAGACTTTATCTCCATTTACAATATTATGAGGAACTGTGGTTGTTAAAATACCATAACTGACACTTTCAACAGTTTCATAAGTATATGACTCTACAGGTTCTCCTTTAATTTTAGAGATTCTGGCAGAAATGCCTGTACCATCAGTATTACTATTATCAAATACTAGAATATCATTAACCTGATAGTTAATACCTGGGTTTTCAACAATAAAACCACTTACAGATGCATCTTCAAACTTTTCAATAGTTTCAACTTCAATATCCACCTTAGAGTCAAATCTAACCTTGGGGAAGTAATCATAAAGTTGTAGTGGAGACTCCTCAAAGAGTTGCTCAGGATCATCAATCTCATCTTGAGTAATTACACCGTCCCGATTTTCGTCTTCGGCATCAAATAACAGAATGAATCCATCTTCAGTTGTTAAGGCATTTGAAGATGCATTTGGAGTCCTCTCAACGTCAATATCAACATTTTCATATGGATCTCTATAACGTACAACACCAGTAGGAATATTTTGCTGAATTGATGATGTGCTTAAATTCCAACTATCGACAATAGCATTATAACTAGACCCAAGAATATAAGGGAATACTGGATTGCCAGACTCTGTTGCATCAATGGTTACAAAATAGCAGTATCTTCCATTCGGAAAATCTGGAGTTTTGCAGAATCTACCATTATATTGATCTAGATCACCAGTACCAAAATTATACTGATAATCATCAACAAAATCACCAGCAGCATCCTCCGTCAATAAAGGTCCATTAATTCTACTTGGATTTGGATTTGTAACTTCATTATAAACTAAATTGGTCTTCAATGAATAAGAGGATCCCATCCTAATAACATTTGATCCCTGATCTGTAGGATCTTCATATGAATAAGGTCCGTAAATTGGATTTCCATCAAATGCCCAACCAATAATAGGAGAGTGACTGATTTGAGTTTCTTGCTCAACAATCTGATCATTTGAATTCAGAATCAAATTATCACCAAGAATGTATCTCAGTCTTTGAGGGTTGGAGACGTGTGCATATTCTCCACCATATTGATTATTAATACCTTCAAAGATAAATCCTTTTGCTGAATCTTTTTCTGTGGTTTTTTCTACATTATATGTCCATTCAAAAACATTAGAATCAAATACAGCACCATCACCAACTGAGGTAAGAAGAATTTGAGTTAATCCTTGAGTATATCCAATACCCTTATTTGTGATTTCAATATTAGTAACTTTACCAGCGTTTTCGCCATCCAAATCAATTGTAGCTTTTGCAATTGCACCAAAACCATCTCCAGAAATTGCAATTTGTGGAGCAGTGGTATATCCAGATCCACCAGAAATAATAGCGATAGAAATGATTCTACCGTTTGTCACAATAGCTTGAGCAACTGCACCAGATCCAGAACTTAAAGTAACCTCGGGTTTTGATGTATAACTGGATCCACCATCAGTGATAGAAACACTCTTCACTGGTCCTCTAACAGAAGCGTTGCCCTCTGCTCCAGATCCACCTCCACCAACGATAGTGATAGATGGTTTGGAAGTATATCCAATGCCACCATTGTTAACAAGAATTCTAGATACAGCACCCTTAGTGACAATAGCAGTAGCAGATGCTCCAGATCCACCTCCACCAACAATAGAAACTAGAGGAGATGATGTGTAATTAGATCCACCAGTAGTAACTTCAATTTCAGTAAGAGATCCATCAACTACAACTTCTGCTTGAGCATCAGTGCCACCACCACCAGAAACTGTAATTACAGGAGGTCTTTCAGCATCATAGTTTAATCCTGCATTTTTGATGTCAATAGAAGTGACTGCACCAAAAGTTTTCTTTTCAGTTGATTTGTAAGACCATACAGACACACCATTAATCCAAGTACCAACAGATCCTGGGATAATCTCAGTTTTTGTAGAAATAGTCTGTGTTGATAGTGGGAATCTATTTAACTTCCTTTGGTTGCCAGGAAGAAGTGCAGATCCAACAAAGGGTCCAATATTATAATTAGGAATACCTGTAGATGCAACATAAACATATTCAGCATTAAAGAATGAATTTTGTACATTCGTTGTATACAAAGAAATGATGTTTTCGATAGCAACATCTGTTGACTTACCTTTATTCAAGTCAACAGAGATTAAAATATTTCCTTGGGGATTTACAGTTGCAGGTTGAGGTAAAACATACTGGAATACAGTTGCAGAATCCCTAGAAGTTACAAGGAAGGTGCCATTGTAAATAATTGGGTTTGCACCAAAAATTGTAACCTGATCACCAACTAATAGACCATGTGGTACATTGCAGGTTACAGTTGCAGATTGATTATTAACACCACCATAATTGATACCATCGATCTCGATTAATTTTTTAACATTATACAACCAACCAGTCAACTGAGGTAATACTGTAGTACCACCTAATTTAGAAACTGTTAGTTTATCGCCTGGAAGATAATACGATCCAGTATCAGACAAAGATGTTTGTTGAGCATCAACGATACCAACAATATTCAGTACAACTTCATCTATGGTATCTTTATTAAGATAGATTTTAAAGTTGGATTTAACTTCACTAGCAGCATCCCAAATTTGAGCATTGGTATCAACACCTCTAGTACATTCGATAAACTGGTTTAAAGATTTTTCCTTATATCTAATAACTTCACTACCAGCAATTACAAATTCACCATTTCTTTCAGGCCATCCAATTGTAGAGTCAACGGTAATAACATCAGTAGTTTCAGTTAACCCCTCAACCAATTTAGTTTTGTAAGGGACAATAAATTTACCTGAGATAGTTTCTTCAGATAAGACTAATTCAAAAATTTCAACATCAGAAGTTTTAATAGAAATATAATTTTCTACTAGAGCACTTGCATTATTTACATTAGGATCAGTAATACTCTCAAACTGCTGCACTAAAGCATCTTTAATTTTAGTGGGGTCACCACTTTCTAAGGTCGCTCTTAGGATTGTATTTACAGACCAAGTTGCAGAAGATGGTTTGATAATCTGATCTTTAGGATATGAGATCCTAACATCTTCACCATAGAGAAGTTTGAATAAATACGAAACACTAAATGATGTACCTTTCGTTGAATAGAAAGTTTTAATATTTTTAATTGCTGTCCTAACATCAATACTCTCATAATCGAGAGCAGGAACATCAGGCAAATATTGCTCTGTATACTTATCAAGTAATCTCTTGACAAACAATTCATCTAGACACTTAATTTCAGAGTCTTTGCTGTGATCTACTGCAGTAGTTTCTCCAGAGAAAACAACTTCTCCTTCGGTAGTGTAACTTGTAATTGCACTAGCTGCTCTAGCGCAACCAGAAAACTTACACTTACTATATCCAGATCCTTTACTAATTACATCAAATCCAGTAACTTCACCCAATCCAATTTCAACAGAAGCACTGGCACTTGGAGGAGATTGAATTACAATTTTAGGTGGATTTGTCTGACTATATCCAGTACCAAAACTGGTAACATTAATATCCGTAATTTGACCATTAAAGATAGCAGCAGATGCTTTAGCACCAGTGCCACCAATAGTTGCACCTACATCATTGACTCTATCATCTACAATATAAACTGAAGGCACATCATCATACCCACTGCCACCATTCAATAATTCAATATCAATAACTCTACCATCAGAATCAACTTTAGTTTCTAAAACTTGTGCTCCTACAGGATCAATAATTGCAACTCTAGGGACAGTTTCGTATCCCTGTCCAGGGTTTAACGTATCAATACGAAGAATTGATCCATCATCATCTAAAACCGTCACCAGAGACGCATTGATGGGGTTTGCACCAGTTGGTTGATCGATATAGATTGCAGGTGGGGTTGTATAACCCTGACCACTGTTAGTAACTTGTACATCGCCACTAATAGATCCAGCAACTATAGTCGGTGCTGCTATTGTTGCGCCACCTGGTTGAATAAAATTAACTCTTGGTACGAAAGTATATCCACTACCAGAATCTTCAACTGTTAACTCAGATACATATCCATCAACAACTATTACCGAAATTTTTGCTTTTGTGCCACCAGTTTTTGTGGGATTTTCAATATCTACAGTAGGGGGATTTGTGGTACTATATCCCTTTCCACCAGAAATAAGTCGTGTATTTTTAATTCCATTAATCAGGGGAATAGCAGCTGCGTTAGATCCCTGTTTTGATTTGATACTGACTTTTGGGGGGTATTCAAATCTATAGTCAGATCCAGTTTTGTTGATTTCAATAGAACTCAACTGTCCGAGATCATCGACTCGCGAAAAACCAATTGCACCAGTACCAAAAGATGGAATTGGTGCTTCAATTGAAAATAAGTCTAATCTTCTTCCAATTAAAGGAATAAAGTTAAACGTAATTGTTGTCAGATCAAACGTATAATCAATTTTAGGCGTTAAAATATTACCGTCATAAATTGCAATGATATATTCATCAACAACAGGTTGATAAGGAGCACTATCTCTAGTAATATTAAATGTAGTTCTATTATCACCAAAAGTTTCGGAGATATCATCCAATACAAGGATGCTATTCTCGGAAAAACCTTCTAAGAAAATAATAGAGGTATCTACAGCATCATCAGCAACACCTTTTACTCTAGGAGGATCTACAAATACAATATTACTAGACTCTATAGTATAATCTACATTAGGAACTAAGATTCTCCCATATAGATTAACAATAATATGCTGTGCTGAAGGAGGAGTTACTGGACTTTGTTGAGAAAGCAAAGGAAACGTTCTTTCATTTCCATCAAAGTCATTAATTAGATTGGAGAGAATATTCCATTTGATTTTTACCTGATCATAAGAAATACCAGGACTTAGAGCAACGCTAGGAGAAGGAATACCTTCTTCATAAAAAATTACTTCATTGTTTATTAAAACACTTCCGTTTTTATCTAAAAACGAGTCTAAATTTTCAACAATAATTTCAGTATCTGTTGCAGATACATCTTCTACGATAACTGTCTTACCACCAAGAATATCAACATTTAATTCATCAATATTTAAATATTGAAGAAAGTCATTTAGGATATTTTGCCCATAACCTGTTTTTTCTTGAGATTTGTAGTAATATTCAAGTAATTTACCAAACAGAGAATTGTCATCTTCGATAAACTGAGGAAGCTGTTTACCTACTACTTGAGAAACCTTATTAGTCGTCTTCATTAGCTATTAAAACAGGAAATGTTTGCAAGGTTACCATTATTTGAGATGTCTGGAATTTCAATAATCGGAGGCACTATCTCAAATATCTCGGGTGTCAAACTATTTAGTGGGATAGTGGGAGGTAGGTTAGTGCCAAGTGGAGAAACTGATATAGTTGGGACTATAATTTCAATAATAGATCCAGGATCTGGAGTATAAATGATTGATGGATTGGAAGGAATGGATTGGATAGCAATATTAAAGTCCGTCCCTACAATTAACTCAGGACTGTCAATTTCACCATCAACGTTTACATCTGGGACATCACCACCAGATCCAACGATATTTACTGGACCAAAACAAATTGTGCCAGAGTTGTAGTCAACTGTACCACCTTTTGGATTGGTAATTACTTTTCTGTTACCACTAATGTAATATATGACCAAATTACCAAATCCATCATCCTCAAAGTATTGATCAATACCTGGTCTATCTGCAAGTCTAAATTTACCTGATTTAATCACAGGTTCTTTTTTACAAGCCTCATTAATAGTAGTTGTAATCGTTACATCAACCTCAGTATTTTCGCTTTCTGTCGTACCACTACCCGTAGTAAGTGTTAAATTTGGAGCACTATCTAGAAGAGGAGATCCAGTTGAAACACAATAGGTATTTGACTGATTTCCAGTTGCTTTCACATATTGGACCAAAGATATCTGAGTAGAAGTATCTGCAACGTTTGGATCAGATGAGGTAACCGCTTTTTGGAATTTACTTAGACTGAAATTATTGTTAAAGTTATTAATCTCACTTTGCTGTGCATATTGATTTACAGCATCCTGGATATTGGATGTTATATTTGAAACATCTCTAGATGCAGTAGATGGATCATAACTTGCAAAAATTCTAGGATAGATGTATAAAGTATTTGTATCTACAATGACTGGTTCGATAGACGCCATTGCATAAGATCTTAGTTGAGTCTTTAAGGATGTCTTTGTTGCATCATTAAGAGAGGATCCAGTTTTCGTTTTAATAGCAATATATACTTTTCCATAAATTGGGGGATTTAACTCATCGCCACCATATGCAGCAACAGTTTTTGCGTTTGAATACAATCTTTTAACAATTGTTTCATAGTCCTGAGTAGTTACTGCTCTATTTTGTGCAGCATAATAACGAGGAGCATTAAATTTGACAGATTCAATGGTTTCTGCTTCCGATCCAAACTGTGCTTTTTCTTTTACAGTAAGTTTAGCTGCACTGGGAGCGTAATTTACAGTATTACTATCAATAAACTTTCCAATGAATGTAAATACGCTTGTATCGTTGGCAATACTACCCTCAGTGACAAGATATTCAAATTCAATAACTTCTCCATCAATTAACTTTCTTCCAATAGTGCCATCACCAAATGTTACTTCATATCTTTCATCTTCAGTTTCCGAAAGAAAGTAAACTCGGTTTGTGCTTTTTACTTCAGTAATATTGGAAACTAAATTATAGGTATCTTTAATTGTGCTACTTTCATTTGGTCTAACTGTAACAGATAAAGTTTCCATATCTGCACTTTCGGCAGGAATAACATATCTCTGTTTTGCAAAATTATCTACAAGATATGAGAAAGTAATTATTGATCCCTGATTAAGTGTAACTGCAAGAAATTCTGCAATTCCTGTAGTTTGATCTACTTCAACAGTAACTGGAGACAAAGCATTCCAAGTCCTATTTCCACCTGTTGCAATAGGTCCTTTTTGGAGGGTAATATTATTTGGATAAGATTCACCAGTCTGCTGAGTTTGTACTTTCAGAGAAACACATGCTTTAGAGCACTTAATTGAAGTTGGTGTATAACTAAGTAATTTTGCAATATTGACAACATTATCTCTGACCGTTGAAGACGACAGAAATGCTTCATTCATAGACATATTTGCCATGAATGAAGAATAATATGTATTATACGATAATACATCTATAAGGTAGGATAAACCTGATCCCTCAAAATCATAATCTAAAAATTCTTCTCTAGTTCTTAGATATGTCTTGATAGAAGACTTAATATCTTCAAAATCTAGTGCTGTTAAATTATTGGGTAGCATTAGGAAGGTCTCTGTAATACAAACTGGATAGTTTCAGTAATTGGTAATCCTACAATTCTATATTCCAAACTTACGGTAACAGAATTGTAATCATAATCTGGAATGCACCTTAAATTTGTGACTTCAACTCGCTTCTCATAGTTTTTAATTGTATTTAAAATTTCAACTTGTAAAGAATCGATCATGAAAGGATCTAACGGCTCAAAGAGCATATTATAAACATTAGATCCAAATTTAGGATTAAACAGTTTTTCACCTGGAGCAGTTAAAACAATATTTTTAATCGACTGCTTAATGGATTCTTCGTTTGTCACAGAAGCAATATCTTTCGTAAAAGGATTTTTAAGGATACTCATATTAATATCCTTAAATGCTCTAGATCTTTTTAAATCACGACTTGTGATTGGTTTAAGTGCCATTTCGCGAAGATCTATTTAGATAACTGTTTTATTTATCGACCTTCCCAATAAAAAAGACGCCGAAGCGTCTTGAAATTATTTACCCTGTCCTCGATATGCTTTCTTTCGACCATTGCGAGAAGTAGCGGATAATTTGGTATTAGCACTGTTTCCCTGCCGAGTCATTTTCGGAAGCGGATCAGTTTTCTGAATACCTTTTGCATAAAGTGCCATAATTTAAACTCCTATAAAAACATTTTCGGATCCAGTAGCAATCACTGATAGACATGGTGGACCTAATGGGTCACCAACTCTACATGCACGTCTCGCATTAATGAAGACTGACTTAGTTGTCGCAGTTGCTCTTCTAACGTGCCCTCCACCGCCTGCAATGTCTTCTACGCACAACGTTTGGGTTGGGCAAGGAAATGGGGTTGGTGGTTTGCTACAACCGCTAGGTTCGACTATCTGGGTGCATGCTGGTGGATGATTTGTTAACAAATCTTGATCGACAATTGGAAATTTGGTTGTGTTAATAATAACATTAGCAACCGTTGCGACACCACTAAATGGTGTTTGTGGAAAAGGTGGCCAACAATTAGTGGCATCCATTGATGCAATAGATTTTTTGGGCGCAGTTTCACAAGTTCCACCACAAGGAATAACAGCGTGTACATTTGCAGGAATACATCTTCCATGTCCACTGCAATTGCCCGAATAGATTGCTGCTGATAAACCAGCCATATTATACTACCTCTCTAATTAAATGTCAAATGGGTTACCATATGCACCGTTTGCTGCTACAAATGTATTTGTAGATTTTGTCATATGGTGGCGAATTTGCTGTTGTCCAACAGCATTCCATTGTTTACATCCAGGACCTTGAGGTCCAAGAGTTGCTCCCCCAAGATATGTATATTGGTAATCAACATTTGCTGTTGCAACAGTAAAATCTGCGGGTTTTGGCGGACCAAGACAATTAATATGAGCACAACCATCCTCTACAGGAGTGCAAGTAAGACTGATTGTAAAGTAAACATCTTTTCTTGGATCTGACCTGTATTGCTTCATATAATACTTAGTACCTGCCGATGATTTGGGTAGATCTAGAAATCTACGTTGTGTTGTTTCAACACGTCTTTCCTTATATTTGATATCATCTGGAACAACATCTTGTATAAGATTATCATATTGTATATCTCTTGTTTTATTGTGCTGATCAAAAGCATCTTTTTGACCTTTTTTCCATCTTTCATATGCTCCAGGGTCTATATCATTATTAAGCCTATCTGGGAAAGGTCTATCTAGAGGAGTTGTGCGATCTCTTGCTGTTTCAACTGCAGATCTACTATACAACCTTTGTGGGAGATCAATAGATCTATCAATAGACGTATCTGCCTGCACTTCTGTATTTGGTACTGGAATTGTCTTGTCAGTAGCACGAGTACCATCTTCACGAATTCCCAAACTTTGAGCAAGATTGCCTGGCTGAAAAGGAGATGCACCCTCTTTTCTTCTATCTCTAGGACTTAAATCATAAAACGCTTGTAATTCCTCCTGAGTCAATGGATTTCCCGCTCTGTTCTCAAAAAACTCTGGAAATGCTCCTGCATCTTGCCACCCTTTAGTTAAAGTTTTATAATCATCTTCTTCTTCAGGAATTCCATCAAATTCACGGAAAGTTTCTTCGGGATCATACCCCCTAACCCATACTTTAGGTGGATTTACCAAAACTTGATCCCCTGCTGCCTCAAATTCTTCTGCACTTCCATATTCTTGACCCTCAATAAAAGGAGTTTCTAACCTAGTGGACATATCATATCCAGATCCACGTCTAGTAATTTCAATTGCAGTCAAAACTCCGCCACTAAAAGTGCCTTTTGCAAGAGCAGCTTTACCACTAGGATTATTTGGGTCAGTAATTTGTAAATATGGATCCTTTACCGTATCCCAACCTTGACCACCATCAATAATAGTGGCACTACTTACCCTCCCGTTGGATAAAGTCAATTCAACCTCGGGTTGACGAACTGTATTCCACACATCTGCACCACTCAAATCAACATTATGTGTGGTATATTGGATGGATTTATCAAAAAATTCAAAATATCCACCATAAAATGCCCTATCAAGGATACCAAATCCCGCATGAGCAGTGACTACATGATTTCTACTAGAGGTATATTGCGTGTCTTTAACAAAATCAGCACCATTTTGGTCTAGATATATGATTTGATAACTGAAATTCTCCAAATCTGTATGAAAAGCGCGGAGAACCATGTGTCCATTTAGGGTATCACCAGGCAATAGGGTATCAAAAGTCGCGGACCCACCCTGTTGACTGATAGGACCAGTGCCTTGTATGGATATATCAATATTAAATGTGCTAGTATCACCACTAAGATGAGTATGCACGTAAGATAATGTGTATGTGTCTCCTGCTGTATATCCTTGACCTGGACTAATTAACTCCATAAACTCCCATTTAGTACCAACAATTGTTGCAGGATCAGTTGTAGTATCAAGAGCAGGAGAAATACGCGCTTTTACAGACAATCCAATTGCGGTTGTAGAAGCAAATTGTGGTCCTTCAAAGACTTCAAACGTTGTAAATGACTCCTCACCTGCTTGCCAAGGATTTTGCGAAGTTACAGTTGGTTCCTGAGATCCCGATCCTTTCCTCCATGCAGGAGTAGTACCACCACTACCGTTAAAATCGATGTCAGTAACACCGTCTGGCACTAGTGTAGATAGTTGATCATAAGAAATAACTACTTTGTTACTTGGAGTGCCGATAGCAAACACTAGTGGATATGGGCAATCTGGATCATTTGTTTCATTTGGTCCATTATAAGTATATGATATCGTTGTCCTTAAAGGTGTGCAGGTAAAACCAGCACATTCTGTGCAAACTGCTTTTGACGATACAGGACCAGGACTATTAGGATCTGGTGCAAGACCAGTAGGAGCTGCTCTAGTTTCAGTTTCAGTAGTAACATGATAACAGGGAGTTCCTACGATACCAATATTAGTGCCAATATCATACAAATATCCAAACCAAGTGTCACTATCCATCGGTTGAAATGATAGTCCAGTCGGAAAGAAGTCAAAAATGTTTGCAGCATCACCACATAGGGATTTGACAATTCTTCCACATTGCCCACTAGCATCTTGTGTTGATGAAGAAGGTGATGCATAATCAACACCACCCTGATAAGGTGCTGGATAAGGTTGTACAGTTACCGAATCATACATTACTCTATCAGCAGGTTGATGAAAGAGACCGTTTGCTGCATCAATAGGTGGATAGATCTGGACATCAATCACTGATGCTTGACCTGCAGATCCTGGATCTCGTGTGTCACAGTGACCATTGGAATTACGTCCCCCACCATATATCGTACCAAAAAATCCATCACATGGTGATCCATCGGTATAACAACCATTTTGACGTTTGCCATCATATGAATGTTGACTAGGCATCTTTCTTTAAACTCCTTAGCAATGAATAGATATGATCAAGGTTTTCTTTAATATTTAAGTAACCATCATGCCCAACAGGTTGGTATAGAATCTTATCAGGTGTTGGAATCTTTACAACATGCTCTTCTAATTCAGTCATCCTTTCATTTAAGTTGACTACACATTGGTTAATTGCATTGATAGCACGATCAATATCTCCCATTGAATTGGAAATTGCAATGAAGTTATCATCAATCTCCTGCATAATAAGATTTTCGTCTTCAGTCATTATCCTTATAGGTGATTATAAATTGCTTGGTTGCTTCACCCTGAGTATTTAAAACTCTTCTATGGGTTAGTGTTCCTTCTAGTATATCACATATCTTTTCTAATTGGATATGAATACTGATTTCTTTTTCCTGTGGAGTGAGCATCAGAGTAAAAGCGGTGAAATGTGGTTTTCGTTGTGGACGCGCCCCTAGAGGTCTTCAACTTTCCTGAGAGTAAAACTCCCAGTGACATCATCGACATCAAATTCTAATTCATCCCCAACTGTCCATCCAAGATCCTCACAGACTTCATCGGGAATTGGTAGAATTAATTCCCCAAACTCATTTTCTTCGAGAGTGATTGTGAATCTCTTGGACATAACTCTATAACCTATTAATTACTTGTGGATTATCTGACGGATTATCTACTTTCCACTCCTCCCATGCTGCTCTGACATCATTAGCATCTTTTGTCAAACCAGCACTGGCACAGTAGTCAGCACACTCATATATCCGAGGATCTAAAAATCCTTCGTGCCTCAGCATCACTTCCATACACCAAACACGGTCGTCTTGACGATCTTGGCGAATTTTCCAGTCCATATTAAAAACTTATAAGGGGATGATTTTTACTGGGCGAATTTTTTTATATAGGCTGTAAAGAAACTTCCTATTAATATATCAAACGCTCATGGGTACCTTTGTAGGTTAGGGTAGTGGCCTTTTTTATATTTAAGGGGGCCCATTTAACTGCCCCCAGTATAACAAACCTGTCCCTATTTGTCAATCAGGCAAACACATAACCTGACTCAAACTCTTCGTTCTTGAAATACTTTTGATCGCCAAACTGTCCTACAAACTTACGCACAAACCACTTATAATTCTTTTGAAATACACCCTCACCAGCGATGCAGAACTCATCACATAGTGCATTCAATCGTGATTTGGTTGTATTAGACTGCCAACCTCCATCATAGATTGTCATGCTATCTTCGTCCACTGTTGCAATCTGGTTGCCGTGGAGATAGATGAAACTAACACCTTCAATCGTGATCACTTGAGTGTTACCAGATTTGAAATCTTGGTTTGCCTGAATAGCGGCACACATTTGGGTTTCGATTTTACGCATGAGAGTCCTAGAAGAGGTTTTAAGGTGTGTTGAGGTTGCTTCCCCTCCACTCCTATAAGATACACCATTTCGGTGCCCTGTGCCGTCTCCTTGTGCCACTTAGTCAACTGGTTTTCTGAGTAACATTTAGGCGCTTAAGATTTGATCGTCTATTGTCATAAACCAATGAATAGATTTGAGATAATCAAAGGGAGACATTCTCTCTGTCTGTGGATATCTTTCTCCCCTTTCCTCTCTTACACCATCCAGGTATAATTCAAGGTCATAGATTGATGTAAACTCTCCTACCTGTTGTTTCTCTTCATTAAAGATGATGTACCTCATACCTTTATCAAACCTGACAGTGTTATTATACAGGAATCTCTGAGTATTGTCAAGGGGTTGTTACACATTTGGAGTCCTTATATGTTGGGGGTTGTGTATCGTTAGGAAACGTGCTAAGACTACATCTCTCGGAAACATTTAAGAGGAATACAACACAAACATAGATTTATTTACACATTTAATTAATCTCCGTGTTTTCCACAATTTGATACCTTTCTGTGGAAAAGGTTGTGGAAAACTATACTTAATGTTTCTTTGAGAGTAATAGCAATATAGGATAATTGCTCTTTAGTTGTTGTCTTGTATGATGACATCATTCCATTGGTGAGTGAAACATAGTAGACATACTTCTCTTTGGTTACGTTTACGATAGGAGTCATCATTAGGGTAAGTTTTAATACAGATAGTGATGTAATCTATATCAACGTGTCTAATGTTACCTTGATACTTACCCCACTTAACTAATTGCCCTACCTGAAAAGTTGTTGGAGTGGGTTTACCTTGGGAGGGTGCATTGCTGTCCATTTGGTAGTTAACGAAGGATCAATGATTGTGCCTGGTTTCTTGCTATTAATAGGAGAATGAATAGCATTTGTTTTCTTGTTAATAAACCCCCATATTGTAGATACTATTTCTTTTGTGTAAGTAAACTTATCAGGGGGATGAATTAACCAAACTGCATCAAACTTAGCATTGTGTGGTGTTACTGTGTAATGATAGTTTTTCGGTGGGGAGTGTAGATTAAACTCTACCGTAGACTTTACTTTCATCATGAATGTAGTAGTTGAGATTAATAACAGCACGAACTCTTGTGTCTGTTGATGTTGTACCTGTGTGTTGGATACGATTATCAAACGTGATCATTCTACCACGTTTTGATTCAATCTCGACCATGTTATCTGGTGTCTTAAGAATAGTTTTACCATTACAATCATTAAGATAAATGATAGAAGTAAATCCTGGTTTTCCGAAATCAGTATGAAACCCATGAGTAATGATTTCTTCCCCTTGATAAGGATTAAGATTTGCTTTGATTTTGTATAGGTAATCGGGATAGATCTTATCAACTAACGATTGCATCAAATATGAATAGTATGACTCATGATCAGGATCGTAATCATCCGCATTACGATAAAACACATGTGAAAGTTGCCAATTTGATTTTAACGTAGGCATAATATCTGCTTCATGATCACCTACAACATTGCAAAATGTCCATGGCAACCAATCAAACTCATGGGCAACAGATTCGCCATCTTCGTTGATCCATCCATTCGTAAAATAATTGAATAGATACTCACATGACTCCACATCTAAGTAATCATCTTCAACAACGATTCTCCAATCAATAGGATCGGGTTTTTTACGAAATTGATAACATGCAGCACTGCAATTCACAGGAAGATTTAACATATTACTCAGGATAAGTTCTCTCTAATAACTCGGGTTTATTTGCTTCAATCTCATTATACATCTCTTTGTCGCTATACTTACGAAACTTTGTCTGTAATAATTCATACTTTTGTTGATACCTTTGAGGTGGATTATCTCCATCTAAACAGATAATTCCTGCATCCTCTAAAATAGCATCAATATAAGCATCTTCTAAATCATCGCGATCGATTCCATTGATCATTGCCATAGTAAGTTAACTCCGTAATGTGTTATATTTATTTTACATTGCATCGATTTGTTTTTGAATTGTCTCGTTTCGTTGTTGGATAACATCAACAAGAGAAGAATCTAATAACTCAATGAGTAAGTTAACACCACAGAGAATGATAATAACAGAGAGAGCAATACGCATGATCAAAAGATTTAGTAAAGAATGTGAAGCGATTAGAGTGTTATAAACGCTTCATTTACATGCCATTCATATACTCATGTAACTCAGCAAAGTATTGCTCTTCAGTGTCAAATTGACGACCATGGATAACACATGGGAAAGAGCGTTTTTGAAACATAGTGGAAGCGACTTCGCAGTCTTGCTTATCATAACCCATCTCGATGAGGGTGTTTACATAAGGGTTTGAAGTAGTCATAGGTTTGTGAATAGAAAGATTAGAAAGTTGTGTGAGAGAGTTGTTAAACAGATCAATCATTTGCGGCATCAGAATATACATCATAGAAGCAATCAAAGGCATCTATATCACCTGCAAAGGAGTTAATCTGTGCCTGGTCACATACCCAATCAAATGCCATATCTAAGTCGGCACCAGTCTCAATCACAAAGGATTGTAACCCTTGAAGAGCAGAGATGAATTTAGAGTCGTTGAGAAGCATTTTGTTTGTCATGTATGTATTGTTGCAGATTTTGGGGTGAATTGCTAGGGGTTTTGTGCCAGTGTGTCAACTGGTTTTCAAAGATCCCAGATCATTTCATTCATCTCATCAGCGTCGATGCTAGGATCATTCCATGCCACACCGTCCTCGGTCTTGCCTAGCATCCGTCCGATCTGCCCATCTGTCATGCAACGCACGAACTTATCCCATGGAGTCTCCAGACCCTCGCGATAGATCACACACGCCTTTGCAGTGTTGTAGAGGAATTCGTCGTTTGCGATCCACAGCGAAGCGTTCCAAGTCTCGTAGTTTGCCCAACCGTTGTAGGTCTCGTTTGCTGTGGTGGTGGCAGTCATGTCGGTTCCTTTGATTTCCATACTGTTAGTATGGCAGAGAATTGGGGCAATTGCAAGCGATAGTGGACACTTTGCCTAAGTGGCACAAGGGGTCTCGCGGTTAGCGTCTGGCGTCGTTACGTTCATCCAGTGCTTCATTAATTATCTCTTTGAGTTCTATTCTCTCCTCTAGTGTGAATATAGTGCGTGTCTTTACTGGCATTGGAGGATACTCACGTTCTGAGTTAGTATCACCATCACCAGGAAGACTCATGCCCTGTGTATCAATCTTGTCCATTAGTTCCAGTGCTCCATGAATTC